ATACTCGTGAACAAGCAGAGGAATATCTAGAAAGTCTAGGCGGTGGATGGGATCTAGTTAACACTAGAGATACTACACGTGTCTTAAGGATGTGGACAAGGATTATGGACAACTATGTTAAGAATGAAATACCTCTTGACTTAGCTGCATTTAATACTGGTGCTACATCACATGAGATGATAGATGAGAATTTAGAGGAGACTATGGAAGAGTTGGTCGCATTGGATGAATTAACTCTTCAGTATGCAGCAGTTAGAAATAAATTGTTGTATACTGATCCCGAACTCAATCCTTGGAATTGGGTAGGTCAGATACCTCAGAAGATCAGAAAGAATGCTTCATATGTTTGGGGCAAGGTAAAAGGTCTCGTTGAGATTTGATTAAATATAAGGAGAGGTGCTTGACATCTCTCCTTTTTCTTGTTATACTAGTAAAAAATCAGATATACTATGGCAGAAACACCAGTAAATAATATTGATCATAATATTCGTGTTGTTCATCTTTTAACTGGAGAGCATGTTATTTGTAATTTTGGTCAAGTGATGGAAGAAGAGAAGTTTGTTGCTTATCAATTATTGTTCCCACTGTCACTTTCTTTATCAGAGGCAGAGAATAATAGTTTCAATGTAACTTATCGTAGATGGAATCCTTATACTCCTTATGAGGATCATCGTTTAAATCCATCTTCTGTTATTTCAGCAATGCCACCAGCAGAGGATATTCTTAAGAACTATGTTCTTAAATTAAAGGACGCAGGTGTTGATTTATCATTCTTGCCCAACAATGGAAACGATATTTTAGGAATTACAGATGGACAACCAGAACCTACAGGTGCTACGACTGAAGGACCAGTGGCTAATAGCGAAGGTGGAGGAGATTGAAGGAGCACCATTTGGTGAACCCGATTGTATCTTAGTTAATCCTATGCAGATTACACCAGAAGGTCAACTGACAGATTGGTTACATTTTGCTGATAACAAGGAGACAGTGGTACGATCTTCTGATATACTAACCTTTACAGAACCTGGTAAGGAATTGCTTGCCAAGTATTTTAGTTCTAGACCAATTGAGCCTGAAGTCCTTAACGAATGAAGTTCTATACTAATGTTGAACAGGCAGGAAACCGTCTTCTAGTACGTGGGTACGAAGGCGGTTCTCCTTTTTCTTATAGGGTTCCTTTTAACCCTACACTTTATGTTGCGAGTAAGAATTATTCTGAGTGGAAAACTCTTGAAGGTGATTGTGTTGAACCTCTTACTATGGGATCTATCAATGATGCTAAAGAGTTTGTTAAGAAATATAGAGAAGTAGAAGACTTTGATATCTATGGTAACACTCGTTACTTATATCAATACATTACTCAGGAACATCCAGAGGATGAGATCAAGTATGATACTTCACAGATTCGTATCTTTAACATAGATATTGAAACTGCTGCTGAGAATGGGTTTCCTGATATAGAATCAGCAGACCAAGAGATACTAGCGATCAGTATTAAGGACTCTTATACTGGTCGCATCATTGTCTTTGGTGCTAGACCATTTGATAATAAAGATTCTGAAGTGGATTATATGCACTTTAGAACTGAAGAGTCTATGTTGACTGCATTCTTAGGGTATTGGAATGAAAATTGTCCTGATGTTATTACAGGTTGGAACGTACAGTTGTTTGATATTCCCTATATCGCTAGGCGTATTGATAGGATACTTGGTGAGAGGGCTGCTAAGAGTCTTAGCCCTTGGAAACTTATATCTTCTAGAGAAATTTACATCAAAGGACGAAGACAAATCGCCTACGATCTACCAGGAATTGCTACGCTGGATTATCTTGAACTTTACAGGAAATTTACTTATACTAACCAAGAATCGTATCGCTTGGATCACATCTGTTTGGTTGAACTTGGAGAGAGAAAGTTAGATCACTCTGAGTTTGATACATTCAAAGAGTTCTATGAGAATGACTGGCAAAAGTTTATTGATTATAACATACATGACGTTCGTTTGGTTGATAAACTAGACGACAAGATGAAGTTGCTTGACTTAGCATTCACAATGGCCTATGATGCTAAGGTAAACTACGAGGATGTTTTCTCTCAGGTTAGGATGTGGGACAACTACATTTACTGTGAGTTAAATAAACGTAAGATTGCTATCCCACCTAAAAGGGAGGCAACCAAGGACGCAAAGTACGCAGGAGCTTATGTCAAGGAACCGAAACCAGGACGCTATGATTGGGTTGTTAATTTTGACCTTAATAGCCTCTACCCTCATCTTATTATGCAATATAACATCTCGCCAGAGACCCTCTGGGAGACTAGACATGCCAGTACAAGCGTTGAAGGGATTCTAGAGAAGAAGGTAGAGATTGATGGTGAGTTTGCTGTGTGTGCTAATGGAGCACAGTACAGGAAGGATATACAGGGGTTCTTACCATTGATGATGCAGAAGATGTATGACTCTAGGGTCATATTCAAGAAGAGGATGATAGATGCCAAGAAGAAATACGAGAAGACACCCACGACTGATCTTGTCAAAGAGATTGCCAGGTGTAACAACATCCAAATGGCAAAGAAGATATCTCTTAATAGTGCTTATGGTGCTATCGGCAATGAGCACTTCAGGTATTATAGGTTAGCAAACGCAGAGGCCATTACTTTATCAGGTCAAGTCTCAATTAGATGGATTGAGAACAAGATGAACGGTTACCTAAATAAACTACTCTCAACAGATAAGACCGATTACGTTATTGCATCTGACACCGACTCAATATATCTTAATCTCGGACCTGTTGTTGATAAATTTTTTGGTAATAAGTCTGACGATAAGGTTCGGATCGTGGAGCTACTTGATAAGGTCTGTAAAGATAAGTTGGAACCGTTCATTGATGCCTCGTATCAGGAGCTTGCAACGTATGTGGCGGCGTATGACCAAAAGATGATTATGAAGCGAGAGAACATCGCTGACCGTGGTATCTGGACTGCCAAGAAGAGATACATATTAAATGTATGGGACTCAGAGGGAGTTAGATATAAAGAACCCAAGATGAAAATCATGGGACTTGAGACTGCTAGATCATCTACCCCTCAATATTTCAGGGATAAATTATATGCAGCTTTCAAGATCATTATCGGCAAAACAAATGATGAACTTATCAATTTTATCAATGATGTCCGAACAGAAACCAGAAAGCGACCCTACGAGGAAGTCGCATTTCCCAGAGGCGTTAACAACCTTGAGAAGTATCGCCACAGAACTGACATCTATAGTAAAGGAACCCCCATCCACGTGAGGGGTGCCTTGTTATACAATTACTATATCAAGAAGCATAACCTAGAACATAAACATCCCTTCATTCAAGAAGGTGAAAAGATTAAGTTTATGTATTTAAAAACTCCTAATCCTATCCATGAGAACTGTATCAGTTTCTTTGGAGATCTACCAAAAGAGTTTGGGATTGAGAAGTACGTTGATTATCAGACACAATTTGAAAAGAGTTTCCTTGAACCTCTTAAAAATGTGCTACAATGTATTGGGTGGAGTCATCAAAAGACCATTACTATAGGGAGTTTCTTTGAATGAATAAAATGTGGGTCGTTACATGGACTAACCATGTAGTTGGTCAGATTTCATCTGACTCTATAAAGTGTTTTGAAGAACACGATACTGCTCTTGCTTTTGCTAAGCTTATTCTATTTTTCTGTCCAGAAGATAGTTCACCAGTTATTCTATTTAGAAGGTTTTCTAATCTTAATTTATTAACTAAATAATCAATTTTTTCTTTTAAATTTTATATACTTTTTTATCCTCGCATTAATTTTGTTTTCATACAAAACATCAAAGTTTAGTATTAAGAAATATTAATTTAATTGGAGCAAATAAAATTGAGCGACATAAAAATAACTAGAATAAATCATGTAGCATTACCTATAACTGATAGAAAAAAAACTTTACCGTTCTATAGAGATATATTGGGATTGAAGGTTATCCCATCACAAGTTGAAAGTGAAAATGTAATTTGGACACAATTATCTGATGGTGCAATGGTACATCCTATTGAAACAGATAATCCTTCAGGGGGTGCATCTCATGTCGCATTCCAAGTAGAAGATTTTGAAGATGCAATAAAAAAACTTAATGAATTAGGTATAAATATTGAAGATGGTCCAGGTGAAAGATTTGATGGACAAAAATTTCTTTTTATAAGAGATCCAGATGGGAATAGAATCGAATTAACAACTAAAAATAATATAAAAAAGAATAATCGCGTTTCAGATAATTGGGGCTATACTTCAGACTAAATTATGTAGATGATTTTATAAT